TGAGTTTTAGGACTAATCTCATCCAAGCTGAAGGCCCTAGGGCTCCAGTTGGTGAGATGTCCAAGAGCTGGAATCGATTGATTCCATCATTGAAACAATTCCAACATGGAAGAGTTTATAGAATGCCCCAAGGCAGTTTGCTATCGCTAACTTACAAGGGAAAATCTATTGAGCTTAGACCATGGATGAAATGTGAGAAATATTTCACAGATCATCAAAAGGAAGCGTTAAAATGCTACCTGACCCGAGATATCGGATTAGGAACTAAACAAGTGCGTATACTGCTCAGTAGAGGAGTAATTCACTTTAAAAGAATCGAGAGTTTCATTTCTGGAATGGTCGATTCTTTATGGCTTGCTGATGAGTCTGTATTCCTCGAAGGAGGAGCAGACTTGAAGGTTATTAAACTTCTCATCAGAAAGATATTCAAGGTTGGTACCTATAATCTATCGATTTTAGTTACCGACTGGAAGCAATTTTGGAATTATGTATTCCATACATTTGCTGAAACAACCACAATTGGTGAATTGGAAATACCCAGCTCATCAAATGTATTTGTCAATCTCCTAAGTATTCCTTACATTAAGGACCTTTTGGAGACTAAAGATAAGACGATGCTGAAACAACAGCATCTATCTCATCTTGTATCCTCTAGACAGATGCCATATATGGGTCTACCTACAGAGGAAAAATCGTATGAAAAATTTAAGAAAGTTCTTCAAGACGATTTCAAGCCAACAGATGAACATGTCAATAACATGTTCAAAGCGGCTAGAAGAGTCGGACATAAATGTAAGATATACAGAAATGGTCGACCTATACCCGATGCAGCTATTCATATAAGTTTAACTTCATCAGGAGAATTTGCACACCCAACTTCTATTGGAGGTCAGGCAGCGGCAGTTAAAGAGGCAATTATGAGAATACTCACAGTTGTTCCCCTTGAAGACCTAGAGGAGGATACTCCTTTTGGTATTGCAGTTCATAAGAAAGGTATACCTCTCTTTAGAACTCTGTTTAGAGAAGAGATACTCGAAGATTTCGAGGATCTCAACCTTTATGACCCGTTGCCCTTTGGTTTTCCAAAGGGACAACCGGGTATATACCTGGGTCTCGATGAATACATCGGGAAACAGTTAATGTATGTTGCCTTTAGGGAGATCACATCGACTATTGTCTTGAGAGCTACCACGGTTCCAGAATCTGGAAATAAGGCACGAATTGTCACTATAAGTGAATACTGGTTGAATATACTTGAGGCGCCATTAGCGCACACCTTAATAGAGGTACTCAAATATCATCCATCAGTTTTTAGCAGTTTCCACAAGCAAGATCAAGCTTGGGAAGCTGCGAAAATGATTTCCAAGACAGGAAAGCTTGCTGATAAGCATGCGGTCCTGTCGTCAGATCTCAAAGACGCTACCAATGCACAGCAATGGAGCATAACAAAAGCCATGATCGAGGGATTCCTCGAAGGTTCTGCCGTTGTATACAACGAGGCTTATGTTAAATTAGTACTTTCCTTGATAAAGGAAAGACTGATTCTTTTTAAGGACAATACTAGTGTATTGTCCAATATTGGAATAATGATGGGTGAAGCTATTGCTAAACCATCACTAGCACTCCTTAACCTGTCGGTAGAGGAGCTATCATTTATAGAGTGGGCTAATAAGCCTACTCTTTTAGATGATTATATGGTAGAAGAACCAAGAATGTCTTGGAGATGCTGCCATATAGGAGGTGATGACCACTTAGTAAAGGGTCCCACTGAATACCTGGATCTGATAACGAAAAATCATATCAAATCCGGATCACACATATCTCCAGGACAACATGGTTATTCTAGGATATGCGTAAAATATACTGAAAGAGTTCTAAATTTAGAAAACCTTCAATATAAAAAACCTGTAGATGCCGAGGATTATAGTAAATCTATTATAGTCGATAGCATCAAGGTTAGGCTAATTGAAAGGGGTGAATCCACCCTAATCAAGAAGGATAATAAGAACGTCGCTGTAGGTAAATCTACCCAACTTGGCGGCGCTCTGAACTGGCTTCCGAAAGACGAGAGATATTTTTCAGAATCTAAAAAAGAGTCAGTTAGACCGTTGTTTATTGAGAGTATGGGAAATCTCCTTCCTCGCAAAGCAACGAATCCAAGATGTTTCTATGGTATACACCTCCCCAAGAGTCTTGGGGGATACGATCTTGGTAATAGGGAAAATATTCGAGAATATCTCGAAAAAGGTCCTTTAATAATCAAGGGGGTTGCTAATAAGCACCTCCTTGGTTTAGATGTAAAAGCCGAGTCTAAAATATTAAGACGGCTTAACACAAATCCCTCTTCAAGAGGAATAGAATCTATTCTTCAGTTTAGGGATAAGATTGAAAAGCAGTTGAATGATAATCCATCTGCTATCAATGCTATAGATTACAGAGAATTGAAAAATCAATTCAAAGAAATCGTAGACGATCCAGACAATAATCGAAAGATTATTGACCGTGCTCGTGAACAGGGAATACTCTCAATAGAGAAGTTCGCTGATTATGCAACCAGAGGAAATCT